GGCTTGTAATCGTCTAAAAGTTGAATCATAGCTAAATTAATTAATTGGGGATTTCCATTTTCCGTTTGATTCCTGTACACTCAGAAACATACCCCCCCATGGGTAAATTATTTAATTGGGGAAATCCACTTTCCAATCGGTTGCCGTACACTCACAACAATACCCTCCCCCTCCGCTTATTCGTCTATGCGGGTATGCGTTTCATCCTCAACTAGTTGGGCTTCTTGAATCTCAATAGTCTTGCTTATCCAATGAATGGGAGGAGCTACCTTTTCCCCATTACTAGTAATGTCTATTTGCTGCTTAGGTAGGCCAAGTCTATAGGATAGCCAAAGTTTTAATGCTTGCGTATCACCCTCCTCACATTTTCGCAACAAGGCTAGCCAAATCTTTTCGGGGACTGCGATAGCATCCATCTGTTCAATCAACTTTATTTCTTGAATCTTTGGTGGTCTACCGCTGTTTGGCCTTGGTCCTCCCCTTTGTTTCTTTTCCATTGCTTTACAATAACTTGTAAAAAATATCGGTTTAAATTGGTTAACCAAACCTAAAGGTAGTTTAAAAAAAATATACTTAATCATTAAAAATACTTTACAATTCCCTTGCATTTAATTAAAGACCTTTGTAAGTTTGCTTAACATTTAACCCTAACTAATTAACTATGCAAGACTTACTAATTATTTCCACGGGCACAATCTTAATTTTTGCCCTAACTTATTTCCTAACCCCTAAAACTAAAACAGCATGAAAAAAGGATTGAAAGTACTTGGACTTATTATTTATTCAATTTTGGCCTTTTTGCCTATTCTTTTCCTGGGTTACTTACTGGGATTAAAACTAATCTAATTAACACTAACAACACAAAAACCAAAACACTATGAGAACCGTTTTCAATTCACACGCACAATTAGCGAACGTATTCGCAAGTCAAACACAATTTAACGGCCGCACTAACTCAATGTTTTTTGAGCGTGAAACGGCTTATTCCTACGGTAGGCATTATATAGCGGCAAAGTTTATGACGGCCGATAACGGGGAAAAAGTATGCTTTATAAATAAAAATCCTTATTCAAATACTACCGCTAAACATTGCCAAAAACTTTGGTGTGCAATACCCGACGGGATCAAAGTTTACCGCCTTTCCTTTGGGTCGTGGATTGATAGGGATAATTTACCCGACTTAATTAAAAAAGAAGTTAGAGAAATAGAAAGGCTATTAAATAAGCAACTAACCGCACGAAGTTATTTTCACTATGCATCCCAGGCGGTGCAACTATTTAACGATGTGAACGAAATTTGTACGCTCTTTGGGTTGCAAAAAATTTATACTTGCGACTTCAAAAACTGGGTTGCGTCAATTAACAAGGCTACTGAAATAGAACTAAAAAAGGTAAACAAATGAAAAGGATAAACAACGACGTAAACGGGAACCCTAGATTTGTGGTACATTTTTACGACCTACTAACCGATATTGAGGGGCTTAATCTTAATATTTTAGAAAGGTATGAATTAGCCCTACAAAAGGCCCGAAAAGTAGGCGGTAAAATGTACCGCGGAAAAGACTTTGGGGGCGGGATAGTATTTCAATCCTATAATATTACAGAGACAATAAATAAAGCAAAGGGGGCTATTTAAGCCCCTTTTTTAACCCCTAAACCAAAAACAACATGAAAACGAAAATTGAAGTAATTGAGCAAAAAATAAACGCCGTTTATTCAAGTCACAAATTTATTGAGAACGCTAAAAAAATAAAGGTTGAATTTTACGGTAGTAATATAGAAAGGCTTGAGGCCCTACCAATTGAAAAAATAGAAAGTTACAATTTTGCCCCAGAAGTGTTGCGGCTATCCTTTGAACTTGAGAAACTTGCATACATTGAAAAAAACCTATGGGATCATATTAAAATTGAGCGGCATGCATACGCCCCAGAACTGAACAAAATTTTAATTAAGGGCTATGATATTAAGGCCCCCAAGGTTGATGATATGGAAAAGGCAATAAAGTTTCTTTGCGACCTTTTCAGTATTGAGGACCTCAGAAACTTAAAAAAATTTCCTATTTATATGGGGGCTTAATTAGCCCCTTTTTTTACTTAATAAACTAAAAAAAACATGAATAAGCCCCTATTTTCAATCCACTCTATTAAGGCCCTTGAGTCCCGTTCCTTTTCAGTATTAAGAGCTAATATTGAGAACACGCCCGAAAAATTAGAGCTCGCAAAAAGCCTTTTCCCTAGCTCGGATTTTTACTTTGAATTTCATTACACGCCTATTTCTTTGCAAGTAGTTTACGGGGGTTAAATATCCCCTTTTTATTTTAGCCCATTTTTAGCCCGTTTAAGCCCTCTAAATTTCTAGCCATGTAACTACACTAAAAAAGATATATCGTTCCGCTACGGGCCTAAAAATGCCCTCCTTTGCCTTGCTAGGTTTCAAGGTAGCCATGCCATGCACGGCCCCCAACGGGTACGAATGGGCACGGCCTACCCCTACCCCCTAGTGTAAAACATGGCGGAAAACCCCATAGTGTAAAACATGGCGGAAAAATAGGCCTAGTGGAAAACAAAACCAGGTTTACCCCCTAGTGGAAAATAAAATGAGTTCGACCCCCTAGTGGAAAATAAAATCAACCTGGGGGTATAGTGGAAATTAAAACCACTTAAACAAAAAATATACCCTTAGTGTAAAACAAAAATAATTTTTACAATTCCCTTGCATTTAATATACAGACCTTTGTACCTTTACATCACACTAAATAAACACAATCATGTTAACAGATCATCACTTTATTCTTGAGCAGTCGGGCTTTAGCCTGGAGCTCGAATCCTTCGCCAACGAAGGCATTGTACTTGACCTTTACTTCGGTAACGGCAAGTCTCTCACCCTGGAGCTATACGATGAGCTCAACGAGCGTTTTACAGACCACTATCGGGTAGTATGCTCAATCCTAGATCCTTTTATTGTTGAACAGTTAGAAGCCAATGTACGCCAATGCTTTACGAAATGATGACCGCCACCGAGTACGGAGTACTACGGGGCTTTACCGAAAAATCTACACGTGTTCACCAGATCATCCGCTCTGGAGTCTGGCCTGAAGAATGGGTGTACCCTCCTAGAAAGCTAGGCAACCAATGGATAGTTTTTGTTAGTTCAACCTGGATCGGCAATGGTAGAGGATAGAATCAACGAATGGATTAGTATAAACTACGGGAATGTACCCGTTAGTGTAAAACAAGAGATAGCTAAGACCTTTGAGCTTTACTGGGATGAGTTTACATTCTGGTATGCAGAAATTAAAACTAAACAGATACACAAACTATGAGAATGCAAGACGAAAATCCGATTATTGACGCTCTACTAGAGCAAGGTTATCACATTGAAGAAGTACGGGACATCATCGTACACATACACGAGGAAATCAGGAGAGGCAACGACATAGAGGAAATTTTTGATATGTACAGCCTTAGCCTTGATCTATTACACGAACTAAACAGAATATAACATGGAAGACCTAGTAAAAACACTTGACCAATTAATTGGAGAGTTGTACATCATTAAAACACGAAAACTATGAAAGAACTTATTGCTATTCAAAACGAGCTAAAAGCTCCCAAGAGCCAATTTAATGCATTTGGCAAGTACAAGTATAGAAACTGTGAGGACATCCTGGAGGCTCTCAAGCCTTTGCTTCTGAAGTACGAATGCACCTTGACTATTGAGGATGAGGTCAAAGAAGTTGGTGGAATTGTATTCATTGAAAGTACGGTATCTATCCAAATAGACAAAGAAGGAAGAACCGAAGGCAGAGCAGTTACAGCCCAGGCAGGCATCGACATTAACCGCAAGGGTATGGATGTGGCACAGTCCTTTGGTAGTAGTTCCAGCTATGCTCGTAAATATGCTTTGTCAGGGCTTTTACTCATAGACGATACAAAAGACCCAGATTCGACCAACGATCATGGTGGTAAAAAAGAGGAGTTAACTCCAGCTCATGTCAAGTGGCAGGGAGCAAAGGATTCTCTAGCCAATGGCAAGGTATCTATGGAGCAAATTAAGTCGGTTTATAATTTAACAGCACAAAACGAAAAACTTCTATTATCATGAACTTTAAATGCAGAGCAAGTGCCCTTGGTCAGTTGATGACTAACGCACGGAGTAAAACAGAATCTTTGTCTCAGACAACAAAAAGCTACCTAGAGGATTGGTACAAAGAGCAGATTTACGGAGTAAAGAAGCAGATTAAGAGCAAGTACATCCAAAAGGGATTGGCATTAGAAGATACGGCTATCGAGTTTTACTCGGTAGCTATGAACAAGGACTTCATGATTAAGAACCTTGACTACTTTGAAGATGATTTCTTCACAGGTACTCCCGATTGTTTTCACGAGGGTATAGTCTATGACTTTAAAACCTCGTGGGACTGCTTTACTTTCCCTCTGTTTGACGATTCCCCTGACATGGGGTACTACTATCAACTCCAGGTTTATATGCACCTCACGGGCTTAAAAAAGGCTAAGTTGGTTTACACGCTTCAGGATACTCCAGAGTTCTTGACTTACGAGGAGCCCGTAAGCTACTCCCATGTAGAAGATAAGTACCGTATTAAGGAGTTTGACATTGAGTATGACCCCCAGTTAATTGAGATGGCCAAGGCCAAGGTATTGGAGTGCAGAGAGTATTTAAAGGGAATGGGGATATGAAGAAGCAGACAGCAGTAGAATGGTTGTATGAGCAACTAACCTCCACATGGTATGATGGAAAGTCTTCTAAGGAGATATTAGAAATAGCTAAGTACAAGGAAAGAGATCAGATTGCAGAAGCCCACAGAGAGGGTGCTTGGTTCTATGCAGTCAAGACCTATGAGAGCGGACAGAATTACTACGAAGAAACTTACGGAAAGAAATGACATCATTAACTCAGGAACAGAAAGACGAGATAGTTAGGCTATATAAACTTAAAGTAATGAATAAGAATATAGCTACTATAATGAATATTAGTAAAAACCTAGTCAATAATTATATATACAAAGAGTATCTGTTGACCAACGAGAGAGCCAAGAACACTTGCAATCACTTCAAGTCTGCCGATCAGGTACTAGAAC